GAGATTAATCCTCCCCTCTTTTTAATAATTAAAACAGAGATTATATGGCCCAGAGATTTACTGACTCTAACAAATGGTTAGACAATTGGTTTTCAAACTTATCCAATGATTACAAAATAGTTTGGCTTTACTTATTAGATACCTGTGATAACGCCGGTATATTTCAAATTAATTTAAGATTATTAAATTTTAATTGCTCAACTGGAATTAGTGAAGAACAATTATTAAATGCATTCAAAGGTAGAATTACTAAAATTGATACTGATAAATGTATTATTAATAAATTTTGTGTTTTCCAATATGGAACTGATTTCTTAAATAGTAAGAATAAAGCAGTTCAATCAGCAATTAAAAAATTAATAATAGCTGGACTACTAGATGTAGATACTAATGGTATTATTACACCAAAGATAATATTTGATAACACTATTGATACTCAATCTATACCCTATCAAAAGTCTATTGATACCCCCAAAGACAAAGAACAAGTAAAAGATAAAGATAAAATTCAATTTACAGAAGAAGAAATAGAAACATACGAATATGTAGACCATGTTGCAAAAGAAGAAAAATGGGATAGTATTGAAGATGTAGATAGAAGTAATGATAAAGAAACAAAAGCATTACTTAATAAATTTGATAACTTATTTTCAGATGAAATTAATTAAATAAATTTTGTAATAAAAAAAAAATTTAGTATATTTATACTATATGGCAAACAATTAAAAAAGAGATTATATGAAAAAATCAGACAAAGAATTTAAGGAAAGACACGCAGAAGCAATGGCAAAGTATAGAGCGAAATATGCATTCGTTCAGCTTCCAAAAGAATTACACGCAGAATTAAAAGTTTATTGTGAACATCACGGATTTGTTATGAGTCGTTTTGTCACTAACTTAATTAGAAAAGCATTCAAAAACCAATAACAATGGAAAATTTAGAGATTAAAAGGCACCCAAGATACTCCGATTACGGAGCAGATATTGATGGAAATATCTATTCATTCAAACACGGTAAGATAAAAGAGATGGCTAAATGTCCACATGGTAGAGGATATCAGCAATTCGCAATCAGACAATACGGAGAACAAAAAATGTATTTAGTTCACAGATTTGTTTATGAATGTTGGTCAGAAAAGTTAATTCAAGATGGAATGCAATGTCATCACAGAGACCATGACAAAACGAATAATGGATTAAATAATTTAGAAATAGTTGACCAATGGATGAACATGCACTACGGAAAAGCTGCAGGAGTTCTATATGGTGCAGCATCACCAAATTATAATAGAATATATTAAACTAACAAATTATGAAATGTATATGGAGATTTGGAACTTGGTTAGAAGGTCTAATTTCAGTTCTAACATTCGGACACGGCAAACAATTAGCAGGATGGATTGCATGGACATTCTTCAGAAAGACAGATTGTGGATGCGATAGCAGACGAGATTATCTGGATAACTTATTTGGATGCAACAACGGAATAAAATTATAACAATGTATAACGAAAAAGAATATTTTACATACACAAACGAACAAAAATTAAAAGCACAAAAAATGGACACAATTAAAGCAAATTTAGATGGAACACCTGCAATTCAACAAGATGCAGTGTATTTAGTAGACTTCAGCAAGATGCAAAGGGTAGAAGATTTAATCACAATCTTACAGGCAGTTGGATTTTCATTCTCACCTTCACACCCACAATTCCGACACATTGAACACCTATTGGATTTGGGTAGACCAATTCAAATCGGAAATCCACAGGTGATAAAGGAAGCACAAGGAGCAGAGATTAAATTACCTAAACTAAAACCTATTAAGTAATGGAAACAACTACAAGTATGAACCCATACGCACCTTATACTGAAATGGAGTTTAATGAATTGAAAGCAATAGTTGATGGTATTACTACACACATTCCAAATGATAAGATGGGATTTATTTGGAACAACTACAAAAAGATTACAAACTCAAACGAGGCGCAACCATGCAGCTGCGGTTCAGCAGCAGGACATTGGAGAAGAGCAGTAGATGAAATTCGTAATTTTATAACTCAAGTCCAATCATAAATGAACGAAGTGACAGGTAGTGTTAGAGGAGAATGTAATCAAAGGTTAGATAATCTATACAGACAATCACACATTTGGTTGCTACAAGTATCATACAACATTTGCAAAAGTAAACTTGAGAGTCAAGAGCTTGTGCAAGACCTATATCTGTATCTCGCGGAAAAATGTAATGCAAAATTATATTACGCTAACTCATACAACTTAATGTATTGTATGTCATTCATAAGAAGTAGATGGATAAACAAAAATAAGAGAGCACAAAAGATGCAATACATACCAAATGTTTATTCGGAAAGTTCAGATGAAGTATATGATACAGAATTAGATTTAGGTATAATGGAAGCATATGATGCAGTGATGAATGAAATAAACAGATTAAAAAGAACAAAAGGATTTTCATCTGCTATGATATACGAAATCTATTGGACGGGAGATGATACACTGCAAGAAGTAGCAGATAAAATAGGAATATCAAAGAGCACTGTATTTACGCATCTTAAAAAGGTAAGGCAACATCTTAAAGGAGTTATTAAAAATCCATTCAATGAATAAAAAAAGCTACACAATAGATAAATGTGTAATGTGTGATAAGGAATATAAAAGGGTTGCATGTAATAGAAGCAACACTTGCCCAAATGGTAATTGTAGAAAAAGATTTTATAACAATAAGACCAGAATATCACCTGAACATTATCAACCAATGTATCCTCTATCCGTTAGTGAGCAAAAGAGAAGATACACAAGATTGAGAAACGAAATGGACAAATGTGAAACAAGAGAAGAAAAAACGATTTACTATGATAATGTATTCAAAGAGATGGAAGATACAGGGATAATGAAATGGTGTATGAGATTGCAAACTAATCAGAAGAGAAGAAGAAACATAGATGAAAATGGAAATCCAAGGGTTGGAAGATTAGCATCAACTTCACAACAAATACCCAGCACAAAAGATATGCCGTATTGATATGTTTGTATTAAACTTTGATTGGACATGGATAAGAGATAAACAAATTGATATTGATGGTAATGAATGGGGTGGTTTAATATTCATTACAGATATAAATGATAACATCGTAGCAATTTATGGATACGAAAAAAAACAAAAAAATATATGAAAGATTTTGAATTAGAAGATTTAGAACCAGGCGAAAATTATTGTGATAGTTTTGATTGGGTGACAGATGATATGTTTGAAGAAACAGAAACTAAAATTAAGAATGCATTTTGGGAAACACCTGAAGATGAAACGGAATTTAATTTTGAAAGAAACAAAAAAGAATTTATAGAAAATATGGATATGCTATCTAACATGTCAGTAGAAGAAGCAACCCTATATAAGAAGTGGCAAGAATGGAATAAAGATTTACATTCATCTATGAGCAAATTGCCTGTATTACAATCTTATTTTGATACCATATGGAAACCTACTGATATAACGAATAAGGATTTAACTATTGCTGAAATCACTGCATTAGAACCATACATTGATATTCCAACCGATATGAATAAGTGGACTAACATAAGAAGATTAATATCAACAATGGAATTTACAGCAAACCCAGGTCGTAATCTAAAAGCATTTGTAAGAGATAAGATAACAGGCAAACTATTAGGTGTTATCTCATTGGGTAGTGATATTACCAGTTTAGGAGTAAGAGACCAATTCATAGGTTGGACAAAAGAAGATAAATTCCAAAAAGGTAAGTTAAACAATACTGCCATAGCAACATCAATAGTTGCAACACAACCATTAGGATATAACTTTTTAGGAGGTAAGTTAATTGCAGCATTAACAACTGCGCCAGAAATTCGCCAGTATTGGAAAGAAAAATATGATAACATTCTAATAGGTGTAGGAACAACATCACTATATGGTATTCATTCAATCTATAACGGAATACCACACTTCAAAACATTAGGAGAAAGCAAAGGTAAGATAAGTATAAAGCCGGATGATAAGTTCTATGATGTATGGCACCAATGGTTAAAGTCGGAACATAATGATTGGTATACAGAAAATATTACTAATGAGAGAATAAGAAATGGACAAAGTATGGGTGTTGATAGTGGCCCTGTTAGTGGTATTAAGCAAAAGATATTAACAAAGATATTAAAAGAGTTAGGAATAAAAGCGGATACATATCATCACGGATTTCAAAGAGGTGTGTATATGGCAATGATGTATGAGAATGGAAACCAATTCCTTTGCGATAAAATAGAAGAAAAGAATTTGATATTAAAACCAAAGTTCCAACAAGGAAACGAATACACTATCCGTTGGTGGAAAGATAAAGCAATTAAAAGATATTCTACATTACATGCCGAAGGTAGATTAAAAGATGAAACACTTTACTACATTGATATAATCGGAATGACTTGGGAAGAATGTAAAGCTAAATACTTAAAAGACGTAGGAAGATAATGAAAAGATATTGGGAACAGAATAAAGAAATAATCACTCTATTAGTGGCATATCTCCTCGCCATTGGATTATTAGTGATGTGGTCAAGCAAAGTATCAGTTTAACTACAAAGCATCAGGATATTGTTAAATACTATAAATAACAATATGCCGTTCATCAAAGGTGATAATAGAATTAATAAAGGTGGTAGGCCTGCCGGTGCATTAAATAGAAGCACTGAACAGGCTAAACTCGCAGTAGCACGATTAGCAAATCAAGGATTGGATGCATTAAGAGAAGATATAGAGAAGATACGAAAGCAAGACCCGGTTGAAGCAGCAAAGCTTTATATGAAGTTATTAGAATACATTGTGCCAAAGAAAGCGCAAGTGGAATTAAGTGGAGAGATTAATCAAAAGATACAACAAATATCAGTAAACATACAAGATGGAACTGCAAATCAACACATCAAAGACATTTAGAGATATTGAAAGCAGTAGAAGGATTTGTATACTTCAAGGTGGAACGAGAAGCGGCAAGTCATATGCAACCCTACAATGGATATTAGTTAAAGCATTATCTGAACCAGGTCAAATCTTTTCAGTAGTCAGAAAATCATTTCCATCAATGCGTGTCTCTATTATGCGTGATTGGATAAGCATTCTAAAAGAGTTAGAGATATGGAGTGAAGAGAATTGGTCTGCAACTGAACACATCTACTCTTTTGATAATGGAAGCATGGTAGAGTTTATGAGTATTGATAGTTCGGAAAAACGTAAAGGTAGTAGCAGAGATTTTCTTTTTGTTGATGAAGCCAATGAGCTTTCACGAGAAGATTGGTTTCAGTTATTTATCAGAACACGCAAGAAGAGTATTATAGCATATAACCCATCATTCGGAACAAACCACTTTATATTCAACGAAATACAATTACACCCTGAAGCGGACTTACATATCAGCACATTCAAAGACAATCCGTATTTGGAGAAGCAACTTATAGAAGAGATTGAAAGATTAAAAGATATTAACCCTGAATACTATAAGATATATGGTATGGGATTGCCAGGCAATAACGTAGGAACAATATTCTCAATTAACATAGTAGATGAAGTGCCAGAAGAAGCAGAGTTTATTGCATTCGGTATGGACTTTGGATTTAGCGTAGACCCAACTGCATTAGTAGCATTGTGGAAAAGAGATAAGGATTTATACATTGAGGAATTAATTTATAAGAAGGGAATGGTGACAAGCGATATCGCAAGTGAACTACGAATATTAGAAGTAGGTAGAGAAGAGATATGGTGCGATAGTGCGGAAGGTAGATTAATAGAAGAACTATATCGTTTAGGATTTAATGTGAAGCCTGTAAAGAAAGGAAAGGATAGTATCAGAATGGGAATAGACTTAATGATGCAATACAGATTGAATGTTAAAAAGAGTAGTGCAAACATAGTGAAAGAGTTTGGTGAATATGTGTGGATGGTAGATAAGAATGGTAATTTTGAAAACATACCTGTTGATTATTCTAACCACGCAATAGATGCAATCAGATATGTTTGTATGGAAAGATTAAATGCAAAGAAGATAGCAGCAGGAAACTATTCAATAACAATACGATGACATACACATCAGAAGAAATACAGCAGCTCTTAACTTATGTAAAAGAGATGCAAATACAAAACGATAACCTTCGTGCACAACTAATGGCAGCAATGGCAAAGTTAAATAACGAAGAAGCAAAAACAAAGAGATTAACACAAATACTAAAATTATATGAAGCAAACACTTACAATTGAAATCCCAACTAGCTGGAAAGATATTACATTAGGCACTTATTTGAAGATGCAAGATGATTTGGAGAATTATAGAGATGATGAAGAAGCACAAATTGCATTGATGCTACATCACCTATGCAAAATACAACCTGAATATCTAAAAGGATTATCAGCAGATAGCTATAACTTACTTAAAGCTAGATTAGGTCAATTCGTTTCACCTGATGGAATAGAACTAAAACAATTTATAAACATTAACGGAAAGGAATATGGATTTGAACCTAACCTATCTAAAATGAGTTATGGTGCATATGCGGATATTACACAATACGACACGATTACAATTGACAAGAATTGGGCAAAGATAATGTCCATACTATACAGACCTATTACACAAAAGAAAGGTGAAAGATATCAGATAGAAGCATACACAGGCGAAATAGATGAAACCCCATGGTTAGATGTAGATATGGAAACACATTGGGGCACCATGTTTTTTTTTGTTCATTTGCAAAAGGACTTGCTGAACGCTACCCAGAAGTATTTGAAGGGGATGGAACTTCCTCCCAACATCAAGTCAACTTTGGAAAAAAGTGGAGAAGTTATGCAACGATTGTTGAACTTGCAGGCGGTGACATTAAAGAAATAGACGAAGTAGTAAAAGAACCATTAGAGAAGTGTTTATTATTTCTTGCATATAGAGCAGATAAAAATCAATTAGAGCAGTTGATGCATAAAGAAGCAATGAAGAACATCGGCGCTAAATAACTCTACGATTTATGGGTTTAAGATTGTTAAATACATAAAACAATCATCATGCCTTGGAGTAATAGCAGAAACGGCGCATTAAGATACTCTGTAAATAGAGAAAACAATTCAGGATACTACATTGGCCCGACTAGAGGTTTATCTAGTCCAAAGAATAGTAGAAGAGCATGCTTATGTGTGGAAGAAGATACATATGATGTGAGATGCTGCAAAGGTGCACTGATGTCGCAAGGTATCGGTGTAATTGAAAGCTCAGTAAGAACAGGCGGTGGAGCATTTAGCGATGGATACTCCGATGGATTTGATACAATACAATCTTAAACATATAGAATATGTCACAATTAAGCAAGCAAGACTTAAAAGCGGAAAATCAATTA